CCGAGCTGAATCCTGTCAATGTGGACACAATAATTGGCTGAACAAACCCAGTAATTGATTCACCGGACGCGGGTACAGTGATTGTAAAAACATTGTCATTAGTCACGGAGGCGACAGTAAAAACACCGTTATAATCTCTCGATTGAATAGCAATGTCATCACTTGTGCTTAAACCATGATTAGGTAACGTGATTGTTAAAGTAGTTCCAGAACGAGAAAGCGCAGACACCGCGCCTTTGCGATTAATTGCGCTCTGGGTGTAATTAACAGTATATGAACCAGCCGCACTGGTATGAGGATCCACAGTTACCCCCGTATGATCTCGCGAGCGTCGATTAAGCGGAATCCAGTCGCTAATAGTAGCATCAGCTACTGTTATTCTCTTAGGTATCATGCTCTACCCCTTGATTAAACCGCACCCCAAACAGTGCCGTTATAAAAATTTAAAACGTTAGTTGTACTGTTGAAAATAAACATACCCGCTTCTGGATCAGTAATGGCGTCCCTCTGCGTGGTAGTCATAGGCTTTGCCCTCATAACGCTGCCTTCGATATCAGCAGTTGTTTGTTCAGCAGTAGAATAGTCTGTGCCCACATATAATTTTGTATAATTAGTTCGAGCCATTTCAACTCTCCTATGAAAAAGTTAATAAGAAAAAGGGGACTAAAGTCCCCTTAATCCATCGAGGTTATGAGCCTGGAGTGCCGTACATGCCACGGCCATCAGTCCAACCAAACGAATAACGTTCAGAAGACTTAAATGCCATGTTGCTAGTACCGAAATCCATATCTTGCTCAAACTTAGCAGCTCTACGCGTGTAATACTTCATGCCATCTCGAACATTAGTTTTTACAAACCAAGCATCGGCATCAGTCAAGAAGTTATTAACATTAAAGCCACCACCAAGAGATTGCATAGTTTTTATCGCATTAACTGCATTGTTGCCTGTGTCATTCTGCAAAGTAGAGCCTAATATTCTCTCTGCCTCAAACATAAGCGAAGGCGGGATAACTAAACGCATACCCTGCAATGCAATACGAAGACCACGGGTGTCAGTCGCTTCGTTGATTTGAATCAACATGTCCTCTAACGCTGTTTCGGTTAAATCTGAATCAATCGTCAAACGGTTAGAATACGTTCCGCTATCAGTCGGGCCATTTGGGTGGGCCACATTGAATAAAGATAAACCATCACCGTCCGTCATAGTGAACGCAGCATTAAAGCCGTTATTTAGCACGTTAGCGCCTACAACTTCTTTTGTCTGGTTCATTGAGAAAGCTAGCGCGCCAGCTTTGCGATTAAAGACACCGTAAAGGTTATCTTCGCGAGCTTCTTCAGTGACGATAAAACCCTTCGCATAAGTAAGGTTTAAATACTTGGGAGAAATTCCCTCAGTCTGACTATCGTAAGCAACCGAATCACCTTCAGGCTTGACCGGGGCCAATGAAAAACCTTCCCATTGTTGATCCTGCTCAAAAGCTTTACGACTATCAAACTCATCATAGATTTTATCATATTGTTTATCGTGAGAATTATACTCACCACCCCAAACAGACCTTAAGCCTTCTTGGAGCATTCTGGCCGTGTTGCCAGTGCTAATTACACCTGTGCTCATGATTATACTCCTACTACGCCTTTAACAGTCGATTCGTTAATTCGAATGAGGGCTTTATTACCAATCGCACCGATGACAGTGCCATCAGTAGGAGGAACTAAGCCAACAATTCGAAGCTGAGCAGTCGCGCCAGCGCCCGCAACAGTAGAACCATCGATCGTCATGTTTGAGGAAACCAAATTACCAGATTGAGTCGCTGCTGTTGCGGCGATATCCGCATTTGAACCAACATCAGCAACAGTCAAAGCCTGTGCGCTAATATCAATTTCATACAATGCGTCTGGATCAACCTGAACCAATACGCTACCAGCTTGAGAAGCGGGTAAGCCTTTCTGTTCAAGGTTAGAAATATTTGGGGCGAATCCCGTAATAACTCCGGTAATAAGACCAGCAGCGGCTGAAGCATCCACTTGAGCAACACCAGTTGCAGCAGTAGCTGTGCCTGTGATGGTTACAAAATCACCTTGAGCTAATAGGGAGGCATGCGCTGAGGCAATATCGTAAGTCGTAACCTTACCAGTATAGCCGCTTGCGCCTTGTGTTTTGACTAAGCTTGCGCCTGACATAATAAACACTCCTATAGTTAAAATTTAAAGTAAAAAAACAAAATACATGCAGGTAAATTGATTTCTCAATTTATCCACCGTTTCCATTTTCCCACCCTAAACAGTCTTCTAACTATCGGCGCGAAGGGCTTTACCCTCAACTAACAGCCCAGCTCGCTGGCTGGGTTTATGAAAGGCCGTCTTTAGCTATTACGCTTTCTTGACCTTTCGGAACATATTCGGGAACCGCGCTATTTGTCTTAGGCGCGTTCTCTTCTCTGACTTTTTCGTTAGTATCAATCACTTTTTGTTGTTTTGCAAGCTGATCCTCTAAATACAAATCCATAGGTATGCGCATCAAGTAGCGTTTATGACCACCTGGCTTAATGATTTTGTCGGTTGTGCCTTCGTGATATACGTAATCATAGCCAGCATCGAGATATCTTTGAATCTTACCTTTTCCATAATCAGCGCACCACCGATAATGAAAATCTTTATCCCTAGCTTCAGCCGGAACACCTTCACCGCTTGATTGATGCATTGGTACACGGGGTTTTTGAGGGGGTGCTTTAGGCTTAGGGCTAGGCGTCTTCTTAGCCTGCATTGGCTTCTTAGCAGTTTTCTTAGCAGTAGTTTTAACCGTTGATTTGTCGCCTTCATAGGCTGGAATTAAACTATTTTCTTCAGTCATTTTATGCACCTTTTCTCATGTTTTCTACAGAGGTTAAAAATATTTTAGTGCCTTCTTCACCATCAGGGAACGCCGACCTTAAAGGTAATTCGCTGGGGTGAATATCAGACATTGATAACTTACGATTCTTAGGGGTTTTGCCTCCACCCCCACCGCCAGAAGTAGTATCACCCGGCAGGTTTCTCTTTTGATTGATCCGAGGCGATCCACCCCCCATTTCAGCTATCCTTTCGTCAACAGCTTTAAAAGCATCGACGGGGCCAAGGCCTCTAGCCGTAGCCAAATTATAAGCTGAATGTGCAGCCGCAACCCTTGGATCAGTAGGGTTAAAAAACCACGAATTTTTTTCCTCCCACTCGCCGCGCAAGATAGCAATGTCTGTTTCATCTACTTGTCCCGTATTTACACCAGCATTTTCAAGATTGTTTTTCTGGGTAACTAAATCTGCATGTTGTTTAACCAACGCATTAGCGGTATCTGTCTCGCCATCTTCAATAGCTGTATTTAACTTAACTTGAACCTCTTGAATCTGTCGATCAGTATTAGCCTTATTGATGATATTTAAGTTTACAATCTCATCTTCGTGACTTTTTCTTAGTGTGTTCATTTGACTTTTCATTGAACGGTTATTGGCTTGCATTTCTCCCCATTCAATATAATGACGCGCGGTTTTATGGTCGTCTGGGTGGCCTTTAAATTCTTCTTTGGGCACCCATCCCTGCGACCTAGCTTGATCTTCAAGGGCTAAATGCTCAGCGGCTAGTTCATCATTGATTTGACCGTCATCTTGACCGCCTTGCCCCCCATCATTGATGGTTTCGTGATCGATATTACCCGTATCGCCTAGCCCATCGTCACTAATGATTGGGTTTCCGTCTGACCCGCCAAGTTGCTGTTGTTGATCACTCATATCAGTTCTCCAATACTCCAATTATACAGTGGCTAGGAATTAGCCGGTGGTTTTTAAACTCTGGTATAGGGGGTGCAACACCATCGTATCGCTGAAAGATGACCGTCGAGCCAATATGAACACCATAGTTTTCACATCTATCTTCTAACGTATCGCCCAAGTCTTCCCAATCTGAAAAAGCAAAAGGTGAAATATCTTCAACCTCTCCAATAAATTGACCCGCTTGTTCTCGCTCAAGCTCGGTGCTGGTGCCTAATATAATACCGCCGTCTGATTTCTCATCGACATCAATTAATTTAACCAGCAATTGCAAGCCTTTAGGCTTGATTATCTTCTTCGCCATCTTCTAGCATCTCCGTTTTAAAGTTATTAAGTTCGTCAAGCCCTTGAAGAGTGCCGTCTATATAAGCATTATGCAGGGCGCACATATCAGACGTGACGTGAAAGCCGGGCGTATATCTAGGCTCTTCGCTGAGTTCCTTTTTGACTTCTTCTAAATGTCTTCGAAAGAAGGTTGTGACGGGATGGCTAAGCCAATCCTCAAGCTGGTCTGGGGTTATTTCCGGCTTGGTTTCCTGCTGCATTTGCTTGACCTCTGTCAATGTCTGCTAACGCTGCCTCGCGATTAGCCTTCGCTATGTTCAACTCAGCGCCCACTATATTGGTCGCATTCTTGGTACTCTCTGTCTCAGCTTGCTCTATAGTAAGCTGTGTTTTTGCTTCTTCAGTGGCAATCTTAGCTACTGTCAGACCTGTCTCGGCCTCAATTTGCGCGGCTTTGATTTGAGTCTCTAAAAATTTTGTTTTAGCTTTCAGTTCTTCAGCCCGGCCTAACGCTGCTTGCGCCTCTAACGGTACAATAATCTGCATTTCCGCCAATTGCTTCTGACGCTTCTGGTCTTCAGATGCTTGGGCTGCTTGATCTTCAGTAAGTTCTGGATAAATTTTATCAATG